CTAGTACAGGTAAACTGCTTTTAGCTACATCTCTAACAGATATTAATGCAAATGACGTAATAGGAAAAATAGAATTTCAAGCTCCACATGAAGCTGGAGGAACAGACGCTATCGCGGTTGCTGCTTCCATTCAAGCTCTTGCTCAAGATACATTTAGTTCTTCTGTTAATGCAACAGATTTAATATTTTATACGGGACATTCAGAAGCAGCTACAGAAAAGTTTAGATTTACTTCTCAAGGAGAGCTGGGTGTCGGAGGTGCTAATTACGGTACTGATGGACAAATCCTAACCTCTACTGGTGCAGGAACAGCTCCTGCATGGGAAGATGCTGCTGCAGGTGGAATATCAACAGGAGTGGCTATTGCAATGGCCATCGTCTTCGGATAAAAGAAACAAAGGAAATAAATTATGGCAATACCTAATATAGTATCAGTATCGAGTATTTACGGAACAACGGAAGTATCCATTCTAACTACTACTTTAACAACTACGTTAGTTACAGCGGCTTCTGACAAATTACTTAAAATCAATTTAATTAGATGTTCAAACTATACGGACAGTGACACAAAGGTTACATTTGATATTGAAGTTTCTGGAACACATATAACGCTGGCGAATGAAGTCGGAGTTGCTGCAAATTCGGTCGTAGACATTATTGATAAAAATTCAAGTGTTTATCTTCAGGAAACAGATTTAATTCGTGGCGGTGCTGCAGCAGGTACTACAGTACACTGTGTAATATCATACGAAATTATGGATGACGCATAGGAACTAATCTATAGTATAAATTATTTATGAAAGACATATTTTTCCTGCACGGATTACCAAGAGCAGGGAATACTTTATTTAGTTCAATTATGAACCAGAATCCTGGCGTAGCAGTAACAGCTAACAGCATTTGTGCTGATATGATGGGTGAACTGTTTATGCTCAAGCATACAGATATATTTAAAAATTTTCCTGATCATCAATCATTTGATAATGTAGCAAAATCTGTATTTGAAAATTATTATAAAGACTGGAAACAAGATTATATTATAGACAGAGCACCCTGGGGTTTTCCCATTAATTTAAAATTTCTAAAAGAAACAAGATCTAATATTAAAATTATAATTTTGGTTAGAGACATTGTAGAAGTTCTTGCATCATTTATTAGATGGTCTCAGAAAGAGCCAACAGCCTATATAAATCAATATGCAGCTAAAACTGTTGAAGAAAAATGTGATGTGTTAATGAATAAAAATAATCAAATTATAAAAGAACTAGTTGGTATAAAACATTTATTGGATCATCAACCTAAAGAAATATATCATTTAGTTGAATATAACGATCTGGTAGAACACCCTAGAAAAACGATTGATGGGGTATATGAGTTTTTAGGCATATCTAAATTTAAACATCGTTTTATTAACCTGGACCAGTTTGAAGTACATGGTATGAAATATGACGAAACCCTTCTTGGAGAGAGGTTGCATACTATTAAAACTGATGCTATATATAAGAATACGTATGACGCCTGTAGTATTATACCTAAGAGTATCATTGACAAATATAAACAATGCAATTTTTGGAAAGGATAAAATATGTCAAGTAAAGATCTAGTAATACAAAAAATATCAAATTCACCATTGGTGAAAAAAGAATACAAAGTTATGTTAGATAATATCAACAAAACTTTGCCAGCAATAAAACAATCAAGTTCTAATTTCTATAAATCTCACTCACAGTTTATGGGTGTGATGTTAGATGTTACAGCTATTACTCCTATAAGATCAGTTAAACATACACTAGCTGAACTAGATAAGACTAGAATGGCACTAGAAGAAGCTCATTTAAACATGATGAAAAAAGAAGTAGAGCTTAGACAAAAAGAAAAAGAATTAAAAGATGGTAAATATAATGACCAATTTGAAAGAGAAAATCTAGAAATTGAAATACTAGAGATTAAAGTCAATATGAGCAATATACAAAATTCAATAACTGGGGCCATTAGAAAGATGAATTTCTTTACCAACCAGTATAAAAGTATTTTGAAAAAGCTTGGTAAAGAAGATATTACAGAAGAAGAGTACGAAAAGGAAGAATCCAATTATCATGTCATGACCTGTATGAAACAGGGCTTGAATGCTGCAAGAGCAAGAGGTGGAGTCATTGATGAAGGGAACTTGATTTATCTCTTTGATATGGGTATAAACAGTGCTCAGGCACAAGCTGAAATCTATGCATATCTTAAAATGGAAAATGATATGATGGCTGAAGGCAAAGTGCCTACTCATGAAATGACCATGCAATGGTTAGAAGCGTGCGCGGCTAAATTTTCTAAAGATGCAGAAGCATTTGCAGAACGCAGAGGATTTAAGTTGTACGACGAAGAGTCGCTTAATACAAAACTAATAGATAATAAGGACAAAACAAATGGCAAACAAGATAATAAAGTATAACCTGACTGCTAGTGGAACTGTTCCAACCTATATTGACGATGGAGGTTATTATCCAAAAGCAAATAGTAATGCTTCCCCTCAAGACCTGGATTTAATTGGTGCAACAACTAATGGATCTAGTGAAACAGCACTTGGTGAACTTGTAAATAAAGCAGCTGTAAAATCATACTTAGATACTTACACATCTGAATGGAAACAACGTGATGCAGATGGTAACGAAGAAGATTTTGATCAAGACGCAGCAGCTACATATATTTGGACTAAAAAAATATCGTAAGGAATTTAAATGGCATATATTTGGAGTATTCATAAACAAAGGAGAGCAAATACATGGTTGTCTGGTGGAACTAGAGGTTTTTTTGCAGCTGGTCATGGAGGTGGAGGACCAATATTTAGTAAAAATATAGATTATATTACTCTTGCTACAACGGGGGATGGAGCAGACTTTGGAGATTTAACTATAGTAAGATCTGCTATGAGTTCAGCTGCAGCAGATTATACACGTATTGTATTCCTCGGAGGTTCAACTCAAGATGCTGAGCCATATAAAACAAATACTATAGACTCAATTGTAGAAGCTACAACAGGAAATGCGACTGACTTTGGAGATTTAACTGTTGCAAGATCAGGATGTGGAGCGAGTTGCGATTCAACAAGAGCAATTCAATGGGGAGGGATCGGTCCTCTTAATGTAATGGATTATATTACAATGGCTTCAACTGGTGATGCTGCAGATTTTGGAGATACACTTCATCAAGACATATATCACACGGCATTTGCTTCTCCTACAAGAGCTGTAAAAGGTTCAGGAAGTGACACTAATAATATTGAATATGCTACAATTGCTACAACTGGTAATGGTGTAGATTTTGGAGATCTTAGTCATGGCCATACAGGTGCTGGAAGTGGATCTAATTCTACGAGAGGAGTATTTGGAGCAGGTTATGGATCTGGTCCACAGTCAGCAGATAATGGGGGTTCACCCCATATAGAATATGTTACGATTGCATCTTTAGGTAATGCAACTAATTTTGGTGATGTTGCTAGCGGTGTACGATATATTGACGCATGTCATAATAATTTAAGAGTTGTCTTGGGAGGAGGTCAAATTGGGGCAGCTCCCAGCAAAACCCCCACACTTCAAATGGAATATTTTGCAATTGCTACAACTGGTAATAGTGCAGATTTTGGAGATTTATCTGTTTTAAAAGCTAATTACTCAGGAGGTTCCTGTGCTCACGGTGGTTTGAATGGTGGAATTTAAGTATAAAATCTAGTATACTTTCTATATGAAAGAAGAATTATTATCGGTGTTTCCAACGCCAATACTTATTACAAAGTATGGGGATGATTTAAGTAAAGAATTAAAGTACGTAGATAATTTACTTTATAAAGAACAAAAAGAAAATGCCAACTTTAAATCTACAGATTCTTATTTATTGGAGATAGAAGAATTAAAAAACATTAAGAATTTCTTTTATGAAAGTTTAAATAAGTATACTAAACATGTATCTCTATCAGATCAAAGATTAGTGATTACTCAATGCTGGGCCAATAAAAATCCACCAGGTTCGAAGCATCATGAACATCTCCATTCTAATAGTATATTAAGTGGAGTCTTTTATTTAAAACAAGATAAAACAATGCCTCCCATACAATTTGCTAAATCAGAACAAGGATCTATGAAACTTGATCCTAAAAAATATAACAATTTAAATTCAGAAATATTTTTATTGCCTTGTGTAGATGGAGAGTTATTATTATTTCCATCTGACTTAAAGCATAGTGTACCTACAAACAAGGGACACGAAACAAGGATTAGTTTGTCCTTTAATACATTTAGTATTGATGCACTAGGCAGTGAAAAAAATTTAACTCATTTAGATATAAGGAGGATAATGAATGAACACAATTGAAGATTATATATACGTAGAAAATCATATACCTGTAGAATTATGTGAAGCATTAATTGATGAATGCAACAAAAAAGAATGGAAAAAACATGCTTGGAATAGCTATGCCACAGGAATTTCTAATTCTGAGCCAGAAAAAGAGTTAGATGTAATGAACGGTACACAAGAACAACAGAATAAAATTACACCTTATCTAGTTAAAGCTTTAGAAGAGTACCAAATTAAGTATTCTGTACCAGGTCAAAAAACTCAACCTCCGTGGCTTACTAAATTTTCACCTATACGATTTAATAAATATGAAGTGGGTAATACCATGAGACAACATTATGATCATATTCACAGTATTTTTGATGGTAAAATGAAGGGAGTTCCTATAATATCTATCGTTGCAAATTTGAACGAAAACTATGAAGGAGCAGAATTTTATTGCAGAGGGAAAGAAATTCCATTAAAAACAGGAGATATACTTTTGTTTCCATCAACTTTC